CCTACACACCGACCGGGCCCTGTGTGACGACATCGTGACCGATGACGACCGGTATTCCAAGGCCGAACGGGAGAAGACGGTTCGAAGCGTCCAGGAGCTTCTTTCCAACATCATTGACCGCGGCAAATCCGTCATGTTTGTGGGGACCCCCTGGCACAAGGACGACGCATGGGAAAAGGTGATTAAAGACGCCTGCCCCCTTGGAATCAGTAGATCCACAAGGAACGACACGGGCCTGATCTCGGATCCTGAGTACGCCAAGATCTGTACTCTGAATACCCCGGCCATGATCGCGGCCAACTATGAGCTCAGGCACATTCCGTCCGATGCCCTTCTGTTCCAATCGCCGGCCAAGGAGGAGCCGTGGAACATTGGATTCCAATATCCTGTAACTGCCCATTTGGACGCCAAGTTCGACGGGGACCACACTACGGCCCTGACGTTCATGCAGCGGTCCCCAGTGCCCGCGCCAAATGCTCGTCCTTGGATCCAGATCTCCGGATGGTGTAGTCCTAAGCACGTGGAACTGATCATTGGTGACATTGTGTCTAAGTGCATCCATTTCAAGGTCCGGCACTTCTTTAATGAGAATAATCCGGATAAAGGGATGTTGTATCGGGCTATCATGGCCGAATTCAAGAAGCGTGGATATAGGATCAATACAACCCTGCCAGAGGAATCCTATAACTATCACGAAGGGCAGAACAAACAATACAAGATCCAAACGCACCTATTGCACCACTGGCAGAATCTGCTATGGGATACCAATTGTGACAGGACCTATCGAAACCAAATCCTAGATTACCAGGAGGGCACAGAGCCGGACGATTGTCCAGATTCGGCGGCCAGTCTCCTTCGATGCTTTTACGACGATACCAAGAAATCCAAACAAGCGTCCTACCTGACGTAAGGAGAATCCCGGAAAATGTCCGAATCCAACCAAGTTGAACTGATCCCAACCCCTGGCAAATCCCAAATGCGTGCCGACGGCCTTTCCAATGCCGTCACCGGATACGGCGGCCAACAGGATGCCACAACCCAGAACTTCTATGCCCAAGGGTTCTTCCGCCAAGATGCCGAACTCTCCGCGATTTGGACCGGCGGCGGCCTAGGTCGCAAGATTTGTTCTTGCCGCCCTGACGACATGGTCCGTAGCTGGATCACGTTCCCAGAGGACACGGACGGCAAGCTCTTGGACGCCCTGGACGCCCTGGACGCCCGAACCCACATCACCGAGCTCCTGTATTGGACGGAGCTCTACCGCGGCGCCATCATGGTCCTAGGTGGCCTGGACAACGCCCCCGACCTGGAAGAAGCTGCCAGGATTACCGACAAGTCGACCCTTGCATGGCTCAAGGTCTACCCTGCCCCCCGGATCCTGTCCAACTATTCGGACATGGTCCAGGATCCAAACTCCCCCTACTTCGAGGACTTCGAGCAGTTCCGGGTCCAAAGGATGGGGAGCATCGAAGCGCAGGCCGGGGAGTTCAAGGTGCACCGTACCCGGTGCATCGTGTCCAAGGGCATCCCTGTGCCCCGGGACCCTAATGCCGGCTATGAGTTCAGGTACCTTTATTGGGGAATGTCCAGGCTCCAAGCCGTCTTCGACCAGATGGCGGACAATGACACGGCTTCCAAGTCGTTTGCCAACATGCTCAAGGAATACACTGTCGCCCTCATGAAGATTCAGGGGCTCCGGGAGATCCTGGCCAGCGAGGATACAGCGACCGCCGATTTCGCCAAGCTCATGGATTCAGTGGCCCGGGCCAAATCCGTTTTGAACATGATCCTCCTGGCCGACGGCGACGAGTTCACCCGCGACACCCTCCAAACTGCAGGCTGGAGGGATGCCAAGCAGATGTTCCGGGAAGAACTGGCGGCCGTGGCCGAAGTGCCCGTGCCTCGCCTCTTTGGGATCCCTTCCCCGGGTCTTGGTTCAGGGGGAGCCGATGAGCAGGCCACCCGGACCTACTACGACGGGGTCAAAGCTGCACAGGGCACCAAGCTCCGTCCCATCATTCGCCAGCTGGTCCGATTCGTGGCACCCACAGTCGGACTTCCTCCGGACATCGCCTTCGAGTTCAATCCCCTCTTTGAGCAGTCGGAGAAGGAGATCGTGGAGAATCGGAAGATTGTCATGGAGACGGACAAGGGGTACGTGGAAATGGGCGCCCTGGACCCAGTTTTGGACGTTAGGGAATCCAGGTGGGGAGGGAACGCTTATTCCAAGGAAATGAAGATCGACCCCACCTTGTCCGAGGAAGACTTGGTACCAGAACCCCCGCCGGCCAAATCCATACCAGCGCCCGCGGTCCCTAAGGCCAAGGCCAAGTAAATGCCCCAACAGGATCCGATCTTCCGAGAACTCCTCCGGCAGGCCCGCCGACGGGAGATCATCAAGACCAAGGGGAAGCCCAAGTATCCCAAGATGCCTGCCCCAAGGTTCCCGGTATTGGTGGAACGGAAGTATGCTGCCTACCTGATCCGGCTCCTTTCCCCCCTGGCCCAAATCCCTAAGCAATGGGTCAAGGAGAAGTACCCCTCGATCCTGGAATCCTACAAGCGCAATGATTCCGAGGACCTGCCCCTCCACCTGGACGAAGATTCCCATGACCTCGTCCTGTCCCTCACTGTCCCCATGCAAGAGGCCCAAACGGCCATGGACCTCGAGATCGATGGCGCCGTCGCCACGTCCATGGAATCCTACGCCCAACAGGTGAATAGGCACGTCGCCGCACGATATTCCCTGGAACGGAAGATCGCACTAGGGAATCCCTACGAGCTCTCGGAGCCGTGGGTCCAGGGTGCCTTGCAGGAGTGGACAGAGACCAACAGGAAGCTGGTCAAGTCGTTGACCGGGGAATCCTTGAGCCGCCTGGAAGCCATGGCCCTGGAAGCCATCCAGAAGGGCACCCGTCCGGACAGGCTCACGGTGGACATCCTCAAGGCAAACCAGAATCTCACCGTCAATCGCGCCCGCCTGATCGCCCGGGACCAGATCGGCAAGCTCACAGCATCTTTAGGGGAAAAGAGGTCTTTGGCCATGGGCATGGATTCCTACACGTGGCAAACGTCCATGGATGAAAGGGTCCGAGGGAACCCAGGTGGTAGGTATCCAAGTGCCCGGCCAAGCCATTTCCTGTGCCAAGGGAAGATCGGGATATTCGGAAAACCAACGGTTTGGGTGGAGAGCGGCAAGGAAGTCCCAAGGACGGGGAACGTGCCCCTAGAGCCTCCTGGATTCCCGATTCAGTGCCGGTGCATCGCTGCCAATCGCTGGGAAGACCTCCTGAAACCAATCGACGAAGAACTGTTGATGGACGATTACGTCAGGGCGGAAATGGGATTGGCACCATGGCCAAAGTGAAATTCCTAATCACTCGAATTTCGTCGTTTATATTCACAATCAGATTTTGGATTAGGATTCTGTTTCTTTAGGGGGACCAAATGCTGCAACCAACAAAAACGGCAACTCTTTGCACCGGGAACACGGTTCAAACAGCCGGAGTCAATGCCGCCGATGGTGTCCCCCACAATGGAACCGTGCTTTTTGCAGCAAAGGCCACAGGCACCGGCACATGGAGTATCACATTCTCCTTTGCCGCCGTCCCCGGTGCATTCACGACACATGATGCCTCGGACATCAAGACTATCACGGTCACCGATGCCAGTTCGGGCGGGATCGTGACAAACTCGGCACAAACGGCGGCCAAGAACTTCAAAGCCTGGATCAGCGCTGTCACTGGCACCGTTGCAGCTACTTCCACGCTGACCGTAGAGGGCGCATAATGCCAAGCTTCCTCCGATACGGACTGGGATGGTCACTTCCACTGTCGACCGACCCCCCTCCCATTGTCCCCGGTTCCCCGCTACGCACGCACGCCTACATCTCCCCGTTTGGTGCGGAGTTTACCACGGTGACGCTGGACTCATCCTACCGTGCGTTTGCCATGAAATTTGATGTTCCTCCAATGCCCACGACCCGAACTTGGGCACGGGTCCGGTTGCGCCTCCCGGACATCACAGGATCCCCCGTCACTCCTGAGGGCATCTGGTTTGCCTTGGCCAATGGTGGCACCAACTATTCACCAACTCTAGATGGTGGGCCTTGTACGTTTGTGCCCGCAACCGAGCTTGTTCCTTGTGAGGCCGGATCCGATGCTTCCCCACGTTCCACGCCAGCTTGCGCATTCGTTGATCTTCCGCCAACCCCAACGGCCAGACATATTGTGGTCCGTGTCCAATTCCCTGGTGGCGCTACGATCACAAGGCACAACATGGGCACCACGGCCGCCGATTATCCATATGGGATCGCGGAGCCAACGGTTCATGTGGACATTTCTGGGAACCCCGGCGTTACAGGATCATGGTCTTTTTCCTTCGGTCAAGCGCCAGCCATGTTCCTGGAATACGATGGAATCGATGAGCCTGTAGTCTGTGCAGCTGCAATCGGTGATTCCCACACTCGTGGGTACGTCAGTATCAATGGCGGCCGCGGTCCATGGGATTACATGAAGCAGAATCAGTGGATTGGAGGCACATACCCCAACATATCCATCTTGAATCTTGGCCATGCTGGACACACTACGGCACAGATATCGACACGACTAAGAGCATTCGAGGAGGATCTGGATATCGGTCTTTGGCTCCGGCAAGCAGCGTCCGTCAATGACAAGGATGGCGCGTTCGATTTCACATTAGGCGCCGTTACCGGATTCCGATTGGTCCTTGATTCCGATGCGGATTTTGTTTCGACTGCTGGGAAAGTGTTCATGCCATTCCAAGGTCCAGGTCAAAAGGATTTGGCCGCCGGTGCCTATGGTCGGTACATAGGGATGTTCGACGGAGATTTTGCAACCGTCTATCCATACGCCATTCGTGCCGTTGACGGTGTGATAACCAATGCCGCGGCAAATGGCATTTACCTGGACGGCATGTCTGACGACGGTGGATTGCATCCTGGGTACGTTGGGCAAGCTACGCAAGGTGCGGCAATGTCCCCAATCCTCGTTTCAAATCTGACGACCTTGGGGTATCTGTGAAATTCGCACAGTGGTTTGCCTATGGCATCCTGTCAGGTTTACTGCTGTGCCTATTCGCCAATATTTTTTCCAAAAATCCAGGTCCCAAAGTCCACACAGCCCCTGCAATTAGACAGACGGATAGCTCCCTGGTCCTTAGAACCATCGACTCCACTTTGCCCAAAGCCCCTGTGCCTGTGCACCAAATTCCCAAAGGGTCCAAAGAAACCCGCCGTGGGCAGATCACAATCCAGCCAAAGCCATCAAGGCAATGGCCGGACTCACTCAGGATCTTCGAGGATTCTGCCAAGGCCTGGAGGGAGCATGGATTCCCATGGGACACTTGCTCATGTGCTCCCGTGACCGTCGATTGGTCCATGCTACAGATGGCAGACAAGACCGATCGGATCGTTGTGTCCTCTCCCAATGGCACCATCCTCACGGGATTCGATGCTCCCTTGATTCCACAAAGGCCCCAAGACCAAAACAGGCCATGGGCACTTGGTCTCGTCCTTGGAACGGATCGCACCCTCGGGGCCTTTGCTGATTGGGACATTGGGCGTATTCGCCTTGGTGCTGAGATTGCCACAGGTGCCCATGGAATCCAAAACACAGGCCGCATAGGCTGGAAATTCTAAACACCCAACAAAGGAAAGCACCATGGCAGTTAGAGCAGAGTGGCAGGGGACATATCCCCAAATAGTCCCCCACTACTATGGAACCCTAGCCGAAATCACGGCCATTGCCGGTCCTATAGGGGCAATTGGGCACCCCTCGGACAAACTGGGATCCGAGATCACATTCAAGAATGGCGCCTGGACAGGTGTTGAGGAGCTGACCACCGCCCTCCGGAGCCTTTACTCGAGGAGCCCGTCGGCACTATCGATTGCGGACCTGGAACTTGGGACAGGCGTCTTGGTGAACATCACCAGCCCTTATTACACAGGCACGATTCCAAGTAATTCCATGGTCCACACGTCCGTGCTGCACATCCCGGAGGGCATTGCCGGCGGATTCCAGTACATCATGGCTTTGACGCCTTTTGACGGCATTGAAGCGATCACAGAGAATCCATGCATCTTTGTTTCCAATGACCTACTGAACTGGGCGCCTCCCGAAGGACTCACAAATCCGATCTTTGCCAAGCCCACGGGCGGATACAATTCCGACGTCCATCTGTACAAACACACCGATGGCTACATCTATCTAATGTTCCGAGATCGGATTGTGGGAGTAGAGAGTAACATTTACGTCTCTCGCACATTGGACGGGATCCATTGGGAGCCCAAAGTCAAAATTCTATCCGCCGACCTTTCGACGATAGATTGGGCCAGTCCATCATACTGGCACGACGGCACCAAATGGATCATCCAGAGCCATGACATTGTAGATGTGAACTATCCCATCAAGCGCCTGGAAAAGACTGGAAACTTGATGACCTCATGGAGTTCGGTAGTTCCCACTGTGGTTACGATCCCACACCCCCTGGGCTCCCGTTGGTGGCACAGCGACGTCCACCGCATGCCGGACGGACGTTTGATCGGATTGGCCATTGACTACGTGACCAGTGGTGGCACGTTCTGGCTTTGGCAGTCAGACGACGGTGTCAATTGGTCCGTTCGTCGGTTATCCCGGTCCAGGTCCTACAGATCCTGCCTGATCCTTCGGGAATGCGACATGTGGATGATGGGCGTCTGGATAGCTCCTGCCGTCGACTACACCGAAATGCGACTCCACAAGATCCTGTCGGGTGCCAAGGAACGTCGACGCCAAAGAGCCATTGCGCACGCTTTGACCGCATATTCCCTGAACATCATTGACGATCAGGCAAACCTGATCACGCATGCCGACGGGTTCCTTGGAGGAGTTGCAGCTCTGACCACTCCCTGGACACAGGCCACCGGATCCACTCTGAACCGGACAGGTACGGTTTGTGTTGCCGCAACCACGGCGATCAGTGCGGCCTACGTCGAAACGGGGACAATTGACCACACTGTCCAGGCCAAGTTCAACACCTACAGCGGCACGGGCGCAATGTGGATGGTGGCCCGGTATGTGGACACAAACAACCATCTCCTAGTAGGCATTGCTGATGCTACGGGTGCCCTGGCCATCCGCGCCGTGGTCGCAGGTGTGGCCACAGTTGATGCACGCCCCGTTCCAAATCCTGTTCTGTCCATCCCGACCACAATCCGCATCGAGGTCGACGGACTTAGATTGCGCGTGTTCATTGACGGGTTCCATTGTATCGAGCTTCCAATTCCAGCAGCATTGGCCGCCGGAACCAAGGCGGGACTCTACATTTCTGGTTCCACCACTAACGCATTCGACGAGTTCGTAGCTCGCCCGCTCTAAGGACAATATGAAGTATCCCCTATCACACATCCAGAAACTCCGGCGGGCGGTCATCAAGAACGACCTCTTCCGCCCGCCGGAGTTCGACGCGCTCACGGACACCCAGCTCCAGTTTATTTACAACGGCATTGGGTCCGATAAATACGGAGACGTGGTGGTAGGCATTACCACCAGCATGCTTTCCCTGTATGAGCCGCCGGCATTGATCCACGATGTGTGGTGGGGATTTCTGAACACCGGGTCCCAAGGGATGTTCTGCCAAAGCAATTCGGAATTCGGGCAGAACTGCAGGACTATGGCGACCCGGTGCCGTCTCTGGTTCGGTTGGTTCCGCCCTGAACAACGACGATGCCTTTTGGAGATTGCAAGCGGCCTTGCTCGTGTGGTGTCCAGTCCCATAGGATGGCGGATCTGGCAATCAAACTGCCACAAGGAAACCATGGACCCTGTAGCAGGTGCCCTTTGAAGTCCACATACTTCCGCCCTTGGGAGCTTCTTCCCTACTGCCCCATGGAATCCACATGGGACAACCTGGACCCGGCTTTGGCCAAACTCCTGAACCCGGATCTCCTTGTCATGGCCGACGAGGTCCGGGCCATCGTTGGTCCAATGCTTGTCAACGACTATCACCTGGGGGGCAAGCGCCGTTGGTGCGGGTTCAGGGATTCCAGGTGCCCAGAGTACAGGCCTGGGTCCCAGCATTCGAAGGGATGCGCAATCGATGGACACCCGACACAAGTAGACGCCGAAACCGCCCGGAACATGGTCCGAAAAGCCCTGAAACTTGGGGCACTACCCTTGCTTGGTGGTATTGAAATCAATGTTCCATGGCTCCACTTAGACATAAGGCCCAGAGTGGGCGGAAAGGTCCTGGAATTCCATGCCTAAAACATCAACGCCTCATAAAACGGGCACCCGTAGCATGGCCGAAACCTTCCCAGGGACTACAGGTGCCATTCTGGTGCTCATGGCAGCCCGGCACATGAAGTTCGAGGTCACAATGGAAGAGGCCATAGCAATCACGGCGGCCGGTGCTGCCCTTTCCAGCTATGTGCTGGGATGGATCCGGGGTCGCCAATGATTCTCACCATCCTCCAGGAACAAAGCTGGATTTGGGCCGCTATCCCCGTCTTAGGGTGGGGTGCATTCAAGGCATTCAAGGCAGCGGGGGATTACTACTGGGCTCCCAAAGCCCCAAAGGACCGATTCTACGCAATTGAACCCACAAAGGAAGAGGCACAAGCGGCAAAGGTGCACTTTGAAGCTGATCTGATGAAAACAGGTAATCAGTGGTGGGTTTCCAGGCCTAGATACCATGACGACATGGACACGCTGACCGGCAACCTGGAACGTGTACGCCTGGACGTTGCGGTGGTTCGGGAGGGTGTAGCCGGACAAGGAGTGGCAATTGCCATAGTATCCGAACAGGCAAAGAAACAATCAGAAACGCTGACCAGAATATCAGAACACACGGCGGAAATGGTGGGAGCCTGGAATATCTGGATTTCCAGTCAACATGGACATAGGAACAATCTGCAAAAGGGAATAAAAGCAACCGACTAGGCACAATGCGATTTTCCCTTGCCATTTTTGTTTTTGGTTTATTTTCCCACATGAGGTATCAATGGCCGCTTTAGCGACAAAAAAAGCTTGCCCCAATTGCGAGGCCGATATGCCGAAGGATTCCGTGGCATGTTCGGCCGATGGATGTGGATACACCAAATCCAAGAAGATGGATTCCGTGGACCGCATTGATTATTGGGGACCCTTGACCGCTGAAGATCGTGATTCTTTTGGCTACACCAAGAAGTTCACAAAGACCGACGAAGGGTTTTTGACCGGCAAAGCGATCATCACCAGCATCGGTGTTTTCCAATACCGCCAACCCAATGGAAGCATTCGCCGGGAAGCCCGTTTGCCCGAAGAAGTCTTCAATCCTGATTCCCTGGCCTCCTTGAGCATGAAGCCCGTGACCCTGGGACATCCCAAGGAAAAGGTGACTCCAGAGAATTCGGCCAAGTTGAAGGTGGGGTCCCTTGGTGAACGGATCGACACTGACGGCCAGTATGTCTATGCCCCGGTTTCCATCATGGACGCCGCGGCCATTGCCGCCGTGGAATCCGGGGATGCTCGGGGCATGAGTTGCGGGTACACATGCGACATGGACGAAACCCCAGGCGTCTACCTGGGCATGCCTTATGACGCCGTGCAGCGCAAGATCCGATACAACCATGACGCCCTGGTCAGTGTTCCTCGTGCAGGGGACGCAGCATTCATCCGCATGGACTCCGGGGAAGACCTGATTCTGTCGGAGCCCAAACCAACTATCCCAGAAGCCCCGGCCACCAAGACCGACGGCACTACACCAAAAACACTCCGTACAGGAGGAGACACCATGAGAAAGATCCGTCTGGACGGGGCCGTGGAGCACGAAGTCCCCGAAGCCGTCGCCGCGCACATCGAAAAGCTCGATGGCGACTTGGGTGCCAAGGCCAAAGAAGCCTCGGAGCTCAAAGCCAAGCTGGACAGTGCCAATGAAGCGTTGACCGCCGAAAAGAAAGCCCGTGCCGATGAGGCCGAAGGCTTCCAAGCCAAGGTGGACGGCGCCATTGCTTCCCGCCTGCAATTGGTCGAACTGGCCACGGGTTTCGGCGTTGAAGTCAAGGCCGATTCCAAGGACGAAGATATCCGCCGCGACATCATCCTCAAGGCTTCGCCCACTGCCAAGCTGGACGGACAGGATGCGGCCTACATCCAGGCTCGTTTCGACACCGCCGTCGAATCCCTGACCGAGGCCAAGACAAAAGCTGACGCCCAAGCCCCCAACGCCCAAAAGGCCGCGGCCGCTGACGGCACCCCGAAAACCCACGCAGACGGTGACTATCGTGCCGGCTGGGCCAACGCTCACAAGCGCGGCCAATAACCCGTAACCAACCACCAAAGGAAAAAACAAAATGGGCGCATACAATGATATGGCTCCTGGCGTTGCGGGACTATTGGTCTCCAGCGAAAAGGAAGTAGACACCGGAATTGCACAGGAGGCCATGACCCCCGGTGTTCCTGTCTTCTCGTACAACGGACAGGGCAACAAAGTCTGGAAGTACAAGTCCGACGTGACCAAGCTCGTATTCTCGGGCGATCTGGGAGCCTCGAACTCCACCGTCATTACCATCAACGGCACCGCGGCCACCGCCGTCGTCTATGCCACCTCGCACGCTGCCACCATGGCCGCGATCCTGGTTCAGATCAAAGCCGTGACCATTGGCGGGTATTTGGTCGACGCCGTCCTTGACACTGCTGACACCAACAACCGGACAATCCTTGTCCGTACCAAGGGCGTCGCTTGCGTCGCTTCGGGCGCCGTTACTGGTGGATCGGCCGTCACGATCACCGCGACCACTGGATTAGTGGGAAGCGTGTTCCGTGGTATCGTGGCCTTGCAGCATGGCGTTCCTACCACCATCGGTGGATCTGCTTCCTTTGCTCAGTACGATGCAATCCCCGTTGCCTACAGCACAGACATCTGGGCTCAGGCGGGTTCAGGCTCGGCAAATGCCAAGGCGTACATCGACACGACCACTGGCCTCTTCACTGGCACTGCCGGTTTAGACGCTGGTTGCCGCTTCCTTGGCGACCGTAACTCTGATGGTGTGGCGTTGGTCCGCACTCCGGAACAAATCCAACCTCTCACCTATGGGGATCGCTTCTAAGCGATCCTGACGAAAGGAACACAATATGGACCTCAATCTAGACGGCGGCGATATCTCCATTCGGGACACTCGTTTGGACGCTGGCGAAACAATGTTCGTTGCCAACGACCTCAAGTACAAGCTGTCCACCAGCCGGGACGTCAAGTTCCGCAATCTGAAGGCCTTGACCTTGATTCCGATCAACTCGGAAGCCGGCAACGCCGCTCGCACCATCGCATGGGAACAGTACACCGCTTATGGTGTTGCCAAGGTGATCACCTCCTACCGCGCATCCGACATTCCAAGTGTCGACGTGTCGAAGGTGGAGAACATCATCAAGGTGCACACCATTGCCGACAAGTACAGCTACACTTTCCAGGAACTCCGGGAAGCCGCGGCCGCCAAGGTGCCTTTGACCGACAAACGCCGGGTGGCCGCTGTCCGTGCCATTGACACCAAGCTGGACCGCGTGGCATGGTTCGGGGATGCTGACCACAACATCCAGGGACTTGTGTCGTATCCTGGCATCACGGAAGTCACGATCCCTAACGACGGCACTAATGCTTCCAAGCTCTGGTCCACCAAGACCGCCGAACTGATCCTTCGTGACGTCACCTTGATGGTTTCGGGCATCCGCACAGCCACCAACGACGTGGAGATTGGCGACACTCTCCTTCTGCCCTCGACCGTTTACACGGCCATTGGCGGGCGCGTCATGAACACGGCCAACGGCTCGAACGTGACCATCCTGAGCTTCCTGCAGCAGAACCTCAAGCCGCTGGGCATCATGACCGTTGCGGCCATCCCAGAGCTGAATGGCGCTGGTGCAGGTGGCGTGAACCGCATGATGCTTTACAAGAACGACCCCATGAACCTGGAATTCCATCTTCCAGTGCCCATGGAGTTCTTGACCGTCAAGGAAGACGGACTGGTGTACGACGTGCCCCTCCAGGCCCGCGCCGCCGGTGTTACCGTGTACTACCCTCTGTCGGTAGACTTCGGCGACGGAATCTAGTGTAACTGGCCACGGGTCCCCTTAAACCAGGACCCGTGGCACCTTTTCTCCCCCACACTTTCAGCATTGAGGAAATTCCAAATGGCAGAAACACAAGACACCAAATCGGATTTCATTTTCATCGAATGGACAGGGTTGCACATCCTCCATATCGATGCTCCCGTGTTCCTTGTTCCCGGCGTGAATCGTCTGGAATCGGCATTCTGGGCACTCCATCGCCAAGACCTCCTGGACCGCATTGTCGAGTCTTCGGACGGATTGTCGGAAGAGGACAAGAAGGCCGGACGGATCATCGAGCGCTTCGCTTCCGTAGAAACCAAAGTCGAGCAGATTGCCGCCAAGCGGGGCCCTGGCGGTGTGGTTCTAGAACCCTCCCGCACTGAAGCCGTGACCACGGTCAAAGCTGCCAAGGACATTGCCGACATTGAGCCCTTTGAAGCGGCAAACCTTGTCCGTCGGATTTTCGACCCCAAGCTCCTTGAAGAGATCAACCTGATGCCCTTGGACGCCTCCGTCCTGGCCGCCGCTCGCACTCAGCTTGCGGAAATCGAGAAGAAGAACAAGAAGAAGGCGAGCTAAAGCATGGCCACGGCTTCCGAGATTCTAACGGCAATTGCGCCCCAATTCGACGATGTAGCCGGGCGGCAGGTCGCTTTAGACCTTGCCGAATCCCGCACGTCCTCAACACACTTTGGCGCAACCCGTTCGGAAGCCGTGGCTCTTCGTGCTGCTCACAATTTGGCCCTGGACACCTCTTCTTCACGTGAAGATGGTTCAGCTGGCCCAATTACTTCAAAGTCCGAGGGCGATCTGTCGATTTCCTTCGGATCGTCGGCTCAAGGATCCGGGTACATGGATCCCGACCTGTCCCAAACCATGTTCGGACGACGTCTGATTGGCCTCCTACGCTCCCGCCCGGCTTCCAGGACCACAGGAAGCACATTCATCTTATCTGGAGGCGCCGTAAGCGGCGGGGCTCCATGGCGGTAGTCACTAAGTCCAATAAATGGGCGATCATCAAAGCCAATCTGTCGCTGGCCGACAAGAGCTATGCGGCCGTAGGATTCCCAGGCGAAGCCCCAAGCGCCAAAGAGTCCCACGGCAACACGGGGATGAACAATATCCAGGTTGCCATTGCCAATGAGTTCGGATCGGCTCCGGGCGTTGCTCCCCGTGTCCCTGCCCGTCCATTCTTGCGCCAGACGTTCAGCTCATACAGCGGCCGCCAAGACAAGTTTCAAAAGATGCTTTCCGACGCACTATACGCCATTGCCGGGGGCAGGCTGTCAACCAAGATCGCCCTGGAACGGATCGGGCTCCTTGGGTCTTCGGCGGTGAAAGAGGAAATCACGCACGGATCATTTGTGCCAAATGCCCCATTCACCATTGCCAAGAAGAAGAGTTCCAAGCCCCTGATTGACACAGGTGCCATGCGCCAAGCTGTCACCCATAAGGTCCGCATGAAGTCTGGCCGGGGGATGGACAAATGAGCCTGTTCCCCAAGCCCTTCCAGGTTATCCGAACCCCTCAAACGCTGGTCCGTGGTATCTGGACAGATGGCACCCCTTCCACCCTGACCTTCAAGGGCACCGTGCAGCCTTTGTCCGGACAGGACCTAATGACCTTGGAACCGGCTTCCAGGGACATCGGCAAGGTGTGGGTCCGGACAAAGTCCCCCCTCATCAAGCGTCAAGAGGGAGAGACGACCAAGGCCGACGTGGTCCTTTGGAACGGGTTTAAGTGGGAAGTGATCGACGACCGGCAATACTCGAACGGCTTGATTCCCCACCACAAGTATCTGGCGGAATATAGGGGTCCGGCATGAGCATGGATCTCCAATCCGATATCTATTCCGCCCTGTACGACTTGGCTATGCTGTGCCTGAATCCAGGGCACGACCCCCTTGTGACTACAATCCCAGCGATCCCCATAGTCCAGGATCAGCAGGACCATGCAGCGCCTGCCCGTGGCCGATTCGTGGCAATTCAGGGATCCCCCTCACTTGAGCCCCTGGGCTCCATGGAGTTTCGGGCCTTGACGGATACTTTTGGGTTTGGCGGACCCCTTCCTCCTGGACGCCGTGGGGATATTCAGGCGTACAAGGCCACGGCGGTTTTGTGGGAGGTCAACGGAAACGGATCGGCCCTTCAAAGGATCCGGGATTATTCGGAGACGGAAATTGCCAAGGACCTTTTGGACCTGACGTCCGTGTCCATCTTGGAATTTGGACCTGTAGTGGAGATGCCGATCCACCTGGATAATCGGTGGATTCCCCAAAGCAGAATGGAAGTAAACCTGACGATTGCTTCTAAAACTGAAGAATTCGTCCATATCATCGAAACTGTCGATTACACTGGACCTTAGGAGGCCAAACCATGTCGGATATCAATCAGATTGTGCAGGTCAACATAACCCGACAATCGCCGGTAGCAAGTTTGCCGGGCTTTGGCGTTCCGGGCATCATTGCTCCGTTTGCCACTGCTAAGACCACGACAACCTTTGTCCGGTCCCGCTTCTACACATCGACCTCGGAAATGACCGCCGATGGATGGGCAGCTACCGACAACGTGTATCAAGCGGCCAGCGCCATCTTTGCCCAGAATCCACGGGTCCCCAAGATCATGGTAGGCAGAATCGATTCCGCCGATGCTTCGGTAGCCGCATCCTTGGACGCGATCCGGGCCGACCAAGACGACTTCTATGCGTTTGAAATCGTGGGCTGGAGATCGATTGCATTCACGCTTTCGACTCAGCTTATCACCGGCAACGTGATCACATCTTCCATCAATGGAAGCGCGGTCCCTCCGATCACATTTACCACAAGCCACGCCAACACCATGGCTTTGTGGAAAGCGGCAATCGACGGATCGGGAGCACTGGCCACAGTTTCCGGGAACTCCATTATCGTGACTCTTGCTGGCGTCGACATGAACGTCGGAACTTGTTCCGTTGCCGGGGGCGCCTCTGTGCCCTCTGTCGGGATCCTGACCCCACAAGACGCCACAAAGATGAAAGCGGCCATGGCTTGGGTGGAAACCCAAAAGAAGATCATGTTCCTAGTCGACACCGATCCTGCGACCTACGCCGCGGACACTGGTGTTTCTGGAACGGCGTGCTTGGCCGAATTCGCCAAGCTGTCCAGCTACAGCCGCACCTGTGTCGTATTCCACAAGATCGCTTCCGAGTACGCCGCATGTGCCTGGATGGGTGACCAGCTTCCCTATGATCCAGGGCAGCAAACCTGGGCGTTCAAAAACCTAGCTGGTGTGACTCCTGACACCCTGACCAGCTCCCAGGAGGGATTGATCCGGGGCAAGAACGCCAACGTCTACACGGCCACCGCTGGATACTCCAACATGTACGCCGGGACCTGTGCCAAGGCGTCTACATACATCGACGA